TGACGGCGAAGGTTCTTCCGATCCGACTTCAGGTCGCCCAGCACACTTGCCTGCTCATTGAATTGAGCCTGCACCGTGGCGAGTTCATGATTGTCGTGCTCCTCAGCGAGACCTTCCATCTCACCCTTGAGGACCTCTACCCGGTCCCGAAGCTCTTCCAGGTCCTCGTAGCTTCCAGGATCTCCAATCAACTCGACGATCATGTCGTGTCGCGGATGACCCCCGATCGACTGCTCCAGCTGAGCACGGAAGATCGCCTGGCGCGCAACGCCCTTAGCCCGATCCATCTCCTCAGAGATCTTGGCAATCTCAAGGTCCTTGGCCTTGAGAGCATCCTTAGTCGCCTGAACGTCGCTGTTCTCTTCCTGGCGATAGTCGGAGACCATCGATGCAATCTGAGCCAGCACAGCCTTGGATCCAGCGACATCCGGGTCCTCACACAGCTGCTCCCGCACGGTGGCTTCAACCTCTTCCCGCAGCAGGGTCATGCGATCTACAAGGAGACGACCGAACTCATCACGGAGTTCGTCCTTCGCCTTGGCTCGCTCTACGACGAGCATGTCGTTCAGAGCGGTCTCGACCTTGTCTCGTTCGTCCTTGCGGAGTTCCTCAGCGAGGTCTGGAAAGGATTCCTCGAGAGACGCAGCGCAGAATATGTTGTCGTCTACGTCCTCAGTGAAGATGCCTGGGTAGGCCGACTTCATCGCTGGATCGGCAACAAAATCGAAGGTGCGGAGCATGAAGTCCTCACCGACGACCTGCTGACCAGCCTGTCCCTGCTTCGTTGAGCCAAAGCCACGGGAACTGACACCAACCTCGGCGTTCGCGTCGAGGATTGCCTTGAGGGTGCGACCATTGGGAGTGTCCAGGATCTCAGCCTCACCCATGACCACGCCATCACCGTCGATCGTCAACTTCGTGATCACATGACTCGCGCGCGTGAGCTTTGTCTTTCCGTCTGCTGGGTGGTCAAGCTCACCAAAAACTCGACGTTTACCAACATTCTCCTGGAGCTTCTTGATCTCACGCTCGTAGATAGGTCTCGGGTAGACGCGACCATTCTGAGTCGCAAGGTCCGCTCGGCCAAACTCGCCGCGCGCTATCATTTTGCCGTTCGCGCCCTCGTCAAGCGAGAGACGAATCGGGAAGGCATCCATCAACAGTGACTTGGTCATGCTTTCTTCCAGAACTTTGGCTTGAGCGGGGTTCGATCGTTGTGAAAGTAACCCAACTCAGTCCTTCGCTTGTGCTTCTTGCCTACCTTCCGGCTTGTCTTCTTCCCGCCAGGGTTCAGCGCCCCTTTGAGTGAGACGAGCCCCGCAAGTTCGCGACGACCGCTGGAGTAAGCGGTGCGCCTCTTGCGAGGCTCTTCCGTCAGTTTCCCTCAGCGTCCTCAATCTCTTCCAGGCACCGCTTGATCAGGTTCAATGTGGGCCGGACTGCCGCATCGAAGTCTTCCTCGTTCTCGTAGAGCCCTGTGGTCAGGTTCTCAAAGCTCTCGCCAAGCACCTCATCGACGGCAACATCGTCGATCCACTCACTGATCAGGTCCATCACTCGACCGATTCGCTCGATGGTCTCAGCGAAGTCGCCGTGATCGGTGTTCTCACTGAGAGACAGGGAACGAAGCTCGTCAGCTAGATCCGTGCTTGCAGCCAGTTTCGACCGAAGGTCTTTTGCCCTTTGTGTCGTCAGACGCTTGGCAGTCCGATACGATCGGGCCTTCGATTGCTTGGCTGGGCTCTTTCGTCGAGCCGCGCGACCCTTCTTGAGGTGCGCCTCGCCACTTTTCACGCATTTTCCACCCGAAGCGTGAAAGCCCTGACGGCATTGCATGACGGAAACCGCTCGGCCAGATCGAGTGATCTTCTTCACCCGACGCGCACCCTTCGTGCGCTGCTTCGACTTCCCGTGCGCCCTCGCCTTCCCGCGCTTCTTTCGGCGACTACTCCGCTCGATGAGGATATCCTCAATCTCGTGTGCGAAGCCTGCGAGTTCTTCGTCACCCTCAGGTAGCTCCTTCTCGCTCAAGCCCTGGAGGAGGGCATCGATATCATCCTCACTCAGGTCATCAAGGTCGAGTCCTGCGATCCGCGTCAGCAGTTCCTCTGTGACGAACCTGCCATCGATGGGATCGTTCTCATCCACCTCAGCCACTTCCACGGGCTCGTCCTGCATCTTCGACTTGAAGAGTTCGCCAGAGAAGAAAGCTCCCCCGTCGCTGCCCTCAGACAGGACCTTCAAATGGCTGGATGGTGCCACGCCGAGGGACTTCAATTCCTCGTCGAGGTCGGTATTCACTACTCGATTGGTGATGAGTGACATCGAATTCTCCCTAGTCGTCGATGGAAATGTACTCGGCCATGACCAAGAGGTCGCGCATACGATCGCACGACCTATCCAAGATTGTTGCAAATTCCTTCATGTGAACTGTTCCACACGTCTCTTTCAAACCTGTCAGAACCTCTCTGAGGCTCTGAGCATCGTCGATCAAAGAGGATCCGAACCCCTCTTCGCTCGAGTCGGCTAAGTCTATTGCGTCCGCTACCTCTGTGGCAAGAGAACAAATCGTGTCAACCACTTCGATCATCTGAGCACGATATTCCTGGCAGTCTCCGCGCAGCCGTGAGAAGCGACGGGACGGAACTTTGCCCTCAGTCACACCCAGCTTGCCGTGGCACGCCTTGCGGACATCAGCCCGATTCTCAGCGTAATACAGACTCCACTCCCGGTCCCCAGTGGCGCTCTCACCAAGTGCGATGTAATCGGTGCCAAAGTAGGTGTCGTCCGTGTTCACCAGCGGTACCAGCCCACTCAGGTTGACGGGTGCGCCCTCCCAGATGGCGTCAACGGCACTCAGGATGGATCTGCCAAGCACGAAGTTGAGATTCGACTCGTCGTGACTCTTGATTCCAGCACTGGCTTCATCACCGAACTCAATGCCGTCAGGACCTTTTGTCCAGGAACGGTTGAAGATCCCACCCTCGCGCTCGTACACCACCCGGTCAGGGAAGGTCGCGATGGTCACTGTTCCATGTGGCATCGCAGCGTCCACTTGCGCGGACTGGTGCTCGTAGCTGCCTGCCAATGCCTGGCTCAATTCATGGGTGTCGATAAAGCTCATGCCGATCTCCTTCGGAACAGTCCCTCTACTACTTTCACGCGCTTTGCGCTATCCCGCAACCCGGTTCCCACCGCTTCTAGGCTTTGCTCGATCCTATCTGAGGCGGCGGTGATCTCATCCAAGGCACCAGAGAGCCCCTCCAGACGGGATTCAAAGGCCACCTCTTTGGGCGTTGTCGGAAGTCCAGGTTCCTGTGGCAACGCACCAGCCTGAGCCTGCATGCCCATAGCCTCTGGGAACTGCGTGATAAGCTCTTGCGTCAACGCCGTCTGAGTCCTCTGCTCCATCCTGGCTTCGTCCTCTTTCTCCTGAGCGAGCGCCTGTGCGACTTCCTCACTGAAGTCGAACACGTGACTGATTACCCAGTTGCGCGGGAAGAACTCAAGCAGACGTGTGGCGTTGTCAGCCTGTGCGTTCCTGAGTTCGATCTGTGCCAACTCAAAGATGGCACTCGGCACACTCATCCTGATCTCAAACTCAATCTCGTCGGGGTCAATCCCGAGAAGAGCGAGGTGGATTCTCGATACCCTTCGAATTCCGTTTCTGATCTCCCGCTGGATCCTCATCACGCTACGGGCGAAACGGACATCCTCTTGAGACAGGGCGGCTCTGCTCGTCTCGCCAGCCAGTCCCAGATAAGACGCTGGCACCTTGATCGCGCTGAACAGCTTCGACCGGAAGTACTCCAGATCCTCGACAGCCTGGTAGTCTGGACCGCTGATGACCTCGATCCTGGTTGAGTCCTGCCCCGCCCTTGAAGGGATCCAGAAATCCTCCTGCGCGTTGAGGGGATTCATTCGGAACTCGAGCTTCTTGGTGCTCGTGTTGAACAGCTTCCGCTTCTTAAACTGCTGCTTGACCTGGTTGACGTATGAAATCGCTTGCGCGGGAGGCAGATCGCCAACGTCCACGTAGAAGGCGTATCTGGCTGGAGATCGCGTCAGCTTGTAGACAAGGGCTGAGTCCTCAGCCATCACCAGGCGTCGCCAGATCCAACGTGCGGGCTCCAGAACGCTATGTCCGTACTCGGAGCCAACGTCCCGACCCTGGAGTCTCCAGTTGACCACCTCCCAAGGCTCAAAAACGATCAACTTGTCAATGGTCTTCTTGCCGCTCTCGATCGCCTTCTTGACCTCATCACGGCTTACCGCAAAGCCCCCTGTGGGGTCCTGTACATAGCCGATGAGGACACCGTTCTTCTCTTCGACCCTTCGCATGGTCGCCGGTGGAAGGTAGCTCCAACCCAGAACTCCTGATTCGTCCGCGATCACCTCGGCGTAGCAGTTGCCGTACTTGGTCAGGGTCCTGGCCAGCACATACACCGTCTCGTCGAGCTTCAACCTCTTGTAGAAGAGGTCCTCCAGAGCCGCTCTGGACGCCAAATCCTTGGACGTGGGCCACACCGACTTCCCAGTCATGGAGTCCGGGATCGTCGCGTCATCTGCATAGATGTCTATCGCGCTCCCGATCTCCGGGTAGTCATCCATCTCCTCGTAGTCCGCGAACCGCTGCATGAGCGTTTGCTCAAGGCGAAGGGACTGACTAAGGGTGTCGTAGCCGTCGAGGTAGCTGTAAAGGGAGTTCTCAGGCGTGACGAAGTTCTCGCCTCGTCTGAGTTTGTCCACCTGCTTCTCAGGTGTGTTGGCGAACAATGCCTTGATCTTTCCGGCTATGTCGTTCGCGAAGCCCATCGCTTACCCGATGATGATTGGAAGAGGACCGTCTTTACTTACTCTGGTGGGCAGTTCCTTGCCAGCTTTCCAGGGTATTTTGCCCCCCGTGATCCAGCTGTGATCCTCCTTTGGCCTCTCCTGGTTCGACTGAACCATCATAGGACTTCGGAGGCTTCTCTTCTTCAACCCTTCCACCACTCCAGCCACAGCGTCACTCACATCCTTGGTGCCCGCAACCGGGTGATCCACCTTCCCCTTGATGCGGTCGTACTCGAGAGCCTTCAACTCGCGCAGGAACGGAGGGTAGTTGTAGTACTTGATCCGGTTCTCGTAAATGGCGGATTTCAGGCTCTCGTATGGCTGAATGGTGCGATCAACTGACAAAAGCTCGGTTCGAATGCCCCTGGTCTTCACCTGTTGGAGCATCTCTGCGGACTGATACTGGTCGCACGAAAACCCACCCAGGTGGAACCC